TTCCAGGAACTGCAGCCAGCAACAAATCAATGAAGGAGGAAAGTAAATGGCAGCCAACACAAATAAAGGCTTCGGTCTTTTATTTGAAATGGGATGCGGCAAAACCAGAACTGCGATCGCCATCGCAGGAGCCGCATATGAAAAAGGCGCGATCCAGAGAGTCCTGGTAATCGCACCAACGTCCGTCGTGTCGGTCTGGCCAAAAGAGATCGCAGAGGTCGCAGACTTCAAAGTGACCTGCAAGGCGCTCCTGGGAACGAAGCAACAGAGGATCCGAATGATTGAAGACCTGCAGGCGTTCCCGTTCAAAGCGCTCAAGGTCGCCGTGATCAACTACGAATCAACCTGGAGAGATGGACTATTCGAAAAGCTCCAGGAATACGACGCCGACCTGATTATATGCGATGAGAGCCAGCGAATCAAGACACACGACGCAGAGCAGAGCAAAGCAATACATAAGCTAGGAGACCAGGCAAGGTACAAGCTCATCCTCTCCGGAACACCGGTACAGAATGATGCCATCGACATCTGGAGCCAGTACCGGTTCCTGGACGCTTCGATCTTCGGTCGGAACTTCTATCAATTCAGAAACCGGTACGCGATCATGGGAGGATTCAATCGGAAGCAGATCGTCGGATACAAAGACCTGGACGGTCTGATCCGAAAAGAGCACTCGATCGCATTCAGAATCACGAAGGAAGAAGCAATCGACCTGCCGGAGCAGACGTTCATCAAGAGGAAGGTCCAACTCGGTAAAAAGGAAAAAGACCTATACAACCAGATCAAGCGAAGCAGCTATGCGGAACTATCCAACGGAGACAAGATCACGGCCACAACCGTATTGACAAGGCTTCTGAGACTGCAGCAGCTGGCCGGAGGATTCCTGGTCACAGACGACAGCGACAAACCGGAGCTCGTCAACACGGCGAAGCTGGATGCGCTCCAGGATATCATCGAGGACTACGTACTAGGTGCAGGAAAGAAGCTGGTAATCTTCGCAAGGTTTATCCCGGAAGTAACCGCCATCATGAAAATGATAGATAAGACTTTCCAGAAGACAGGAAAGAAGCAGGTGGCCATCTACGGAGCGATTAAGAAGGAAGACCGTGGACCGATCATCAAACAGTTTCAGGAAGATCCGGACACCGTGATCATCGTCGGCCAGATCGACACCCTCGGCGTCGGAGTTACCCTGACAGCTGCAGATACATGCGTCTACTATTCAAAGAACTTCAACTACGCTACGTATGAGCAGAGCCTCTCCAGGATCCACCGAATCGGCCAGAGAAACACCTGCACATACATCGACCTGGAGACCGAAGGAACCGTGGATGAGATGATCGGTAAGGCGCTGGCCAGGAAAGAAGATATGGCCAAAACGGTCGTGGATGACTGGCGCGCGTACTTTGAATAGGAGGTAGAGAGATGAAACTGAATGACGTATACACAAAGCCACTGAAAGACGTCGTAGAGGAACTGAACCTCACGGACATGAAGGTTCACACAGACGATGATGGAGAAGTGAGATCCATAGAGCTGAAATATGAGCCGAACAATCGCTTCACGAAAGGAGCTCAGTCATGATATTAAAAGAAATCGGCCGC